TGCAAGCTCTGAAGATTACTCTCAACCTCGTTCATCTGCTTCTCATATTCAGCAAATCTCTGACTGTAGAGTTTCTGATCCTGTGCGTTTTCTGCGTTTTCCTTGATAAACGCCTGCATGACCGCTGTTAGTTCATCTGCCCTGATTTGCAGGGTGCCGATCTGCTTGTCAAAGGCTGAACAGTCGGAAAGCATATCCACGATCTGTCGGCAGGAAGCTACGAAGTTCTCCTTATCAGCGGCGATCCGATTACACACCTCGATGAACCGCTTTTTTATCTCGTCCTCATAAAGATGTGGCGTTTTACACTTTTCGTTTCCGGAAGACTTGGAAAATTTGTGGTTGCACTGCCAGATCACACGACGGTATTTGGAGGTAGAATGCCAAACTTTAGAGCCGAAGAAACCACCACAGCAGGAGCATACCAGTTTTGTTGAGAAAATGTTACTGCTGCTGTAGACCTTTCCAATTTCCTTGCGCCTTGCTATTTCCGCCTGCACAAGCTCAAATTCCTGCGGATCAATAATCGGAGGATGGCTGTCCTCGATGAAATACTGTGGAACTTCACCCTCGTTGACCTTCTGTTTTTTCGTCAGGAAATCCACAGTAAACTTCTTTTGCAGCAGCGCTGAGCCCTTGTACTTCTCATTCGTGAGAATGCTTTCCACAGTTCGTGTGTACCACTTCTCACCGCCGGCAGGGGCGGGAATATTTCGGCTCATCAGAAACTGTGCGATCTTATAGTATGAAAGCCCTTCCATGAAAGACTTGTATATGAGCTTAACAACCTCAGCCTCCTCCGGTACGATCTCAGGAAGCCCGTCCTCTCCCTTACGATATCCCAAAAATCGTCCGTAAGGCATTGTGACCTTGCCATCCGCCATACGCTTTCGCTGTCCCCATGTCACATTCTCCGAAATAGATCGGCTTTCTTCCTGCGCTAAAGAACTCATGATGGTTATCATAAGTTCGCCCTTGGAGTCCAGTGTGTAGATGTTTTCTTTTTCAAAGTAGATCTCCACGCCCTTTTCCTTCAGCTTTCTGAGCGTCGTCAGGCTGTCCACAGTGTTTCGGGCGAAACGAGATACTGATTTCGTAACAATCAGGTCAATTCTGCCTGCCCATGCATCTGCAATCATGGCATTAAAACCGTCTCTGTGCTTTGTATTGGTCGCTGAGATGCCCTCGTCTGTGTACACATTGACAAATTCCCAGTCATCACGCTTTTGGATGTATTCAGTGTAGTAAGAAACCTGTGCTTCGTAGGAAGTAAGCTGTTCCTCGGAATCGGTCGATACTCGTGCATATCCGGCTACTCTGCGCTTTTTGGGCTTATCCAGCGGCATGAATGTAGCCCTATCAAGTTTTGCCGGAATAATTGTTACTCTTGACATTTCTTACCTCTTTTCTTGCTGTGCTCAGCGGCTTTTTTCCGCATTTCAGGTGTCCACGCTTCTGTGCGTGAGTGGTCAAGCCAGCGAACCGTCTGCTCATGCCCGTCTTTGAAAAGAAAAGTCAACACATTTGGTTTCGACACGAGAATGTTCTCAATCTCAGACTGGAATACCTCGTTGTCAAATTCATCAAGCTGCAAGACCTCACAAACCTTGTCATACAGAATATCTTCCGGTATCTGCTTGGACTCCGGACAGAATTTTTTGCCCCGCGCGTTGTAAGTCCAGCAGATCCAAGTCACTCGGTATTTCTGCACCTTTCTGCGGTAGTATTTTCCGCAGCAGTCACAGTGTATCATTCCTGTCAGCGGATATGTGTTTGTCGTGGGGGAGGCAGGAGTAAATCGCTGATTTTCTTTCAGAAGCTCCTGTACGGCGAGGAAGGTCTCCTTGTTGATAATCGGTTCATGTGTTTCTTCAGCATAATACTGCGGCAATTGTCCTTTATTCTCTATTTTCCGTTTTGTGATATGATTCTCCCTGAATGATTTCTGAAACAGAATATCTCCGCAGTATTTTTCATTCCGCAGGATCCTGCGAATGGCTTCAGAAGTCCACTGACAGCCGTTTTTCGTCAGGATATTCAGTTCGTTCAGCTTGTTCGCAATCGACTGTCTGCCGATTCCATTGAGAAAGTCTGCAAAAATCATACGAACGGTCTCTGCTTCCTCCGGTATGATCTCCAGTACGCCCTCCGAGTTTCTCTTGTAGCCCAGCATGATGACTGTACTCACCTTTCCGAACTCAAAATCCTTGCGGATGCGCCATTTCTGATTTTCACTTGCGGAGTAGCTTTCCTCCTGCGCATAAGAGCCTAAAAGCGTCAGCATGAACTCTCCATCCGGGCTGATCGAGTGGATATTCTGCTCTTCAAAATAAACATCCACCCCCAGTTCTTTCAGCTCACGGACGGTCTCCAACAGCGTAACGGTGTTTCGGGCGAACCTTGAAATTGACTTTGTTATGATAAGATCGATGCGTCCGGCGCGGCATTCGGAGAGTAATCTTTGAAAGTTCTCTCTGTTGTCCTTTGTACCGGTCAGGGCTTCATCGGCGTAAACACCGCAGAACAGCCATTCCGGATTGCTTTGAATCAGCTTATTGTAATAGCTGACCTGTGCCGAAAGGGAATGCAGCATTGCATCCTTACTGCTTGAAACTCTGGCGTAAGCTGCCGTTCTCAGCAGCTTGACTGTGGGTTTGTTGGGGAACTGAACCTTCTGAACGATGCGTTCATGATTCTCCACACAGCACCACCTCCTTGCTTACCATGTTACCGCCTATTAGGGGATAAGTCAACGATTTTATGCTGTTTTCAACGGAATATGCTGCACGAAGATATGCCGTATTTCTGCGCTATCCTTGTATCAATTTTAGCGTACTCTGCCTTGGTGATAAGGGAGCGTTTCAGCAGGGAACGCACCCATGTCATAACAAGCTGATGGCGGAAGAGAGCGTTAAAAGTGTCACTATTCATGCGTTACCTCCTTGGATTTGCCGTAGCAGGTACGGGAACAGTAAATGCGTGCTTGCTTTTATATGCTTGAAATGTTTTTCCGCAGACCGGACAGGTGTGATTTACAAGGGATACGCAGTGAATCAGATTTGAATGCGCAGTCCACCATAGCTGACGGCACTTGCCACAGCAGAACTTTTTTGCCTTGCGTTTCGGTGTCTGAGGGATTTCAGCGTGACATTGCATACACAAACGCAGGCTGTTTCTGACCTTTACATATGTTTACAGTTCATGCCGCTGGCAGTATGATTTTACAGTATTAACGGATAAATCAAGCTGTTCAGCGATTTCCTTGTAACTCGTACCGTCTTGCCGCAGTACGATGATCTTTTCTTTCTGCTTATTTGTCATTCGCTCACACCCCCACATATAGAAAAAATAGTGGGCAGAGAATAACCCCTGCCCGAAAAAAATCACGCTTTCACAAGCGTTCCCTTATAAGTGTCATTGCTGATAGTGATAGTAACCGCTGCGGCACCCAGCACATTGGGCGCAGGCGTGGAAGATTTCGCCCAGCCGTTCAGTCCCTTATTCTTGATGACTGTGGGAAAATCCTTATAGCAGATATCCAGATCCACATTGCCGTTGATGCCTGCAACCTTGCCTTTGCTGCTGTACTGCCAGATGGCATAGGCACTGCTGTAGTTGGTCTGATTGACCCAGTGCGCCAGCCAAATGGTGTAGCGGCTCTTGATATCATCGGCACATTGTAACACATACATTCAGTGATTTTTCTTGAAAAAAGTCTTGTGATGTGTTATAATCAGTATGTATAACTATCAATTGTGAGGTGAACATATCTTGGATCTGTCGTTTTGCTTTCATCTTCTGTGTTTTTATCAGGTAATTTTATAGTAAATTTTTTAGTAACAGCGATTATTTTAGCGTTGATTTCTTTTGTGAATTTTGAGGACAATTTGAAGCATAGATTCTTTTTGATTTTTATCTATCTTCTGATTATATCACTCGCTGATCCAATCGTAATTGGAATACTGTATGTGGTAAACGTAGGAATGCCGGAAGAATTCCTGCAAAGCAGCATTGGAAGATACCTTGGCATAATTGGAACAGATATCATATATCTTTGGATCATTAGTTTCACACACAGATTTTTAAAAAAACGTATTCGTGACCTTCCTGTAAGATACTGGATTCTGATAATGGTAATTCCTATATTCAGTATTTTTATTCTTCAATTTATGATCGACAGCATTACACTCAATGCCAAACATACAAATTACGTTGCCCTTGGTCTTGCAATAAGTGGAATTTCTTACATAAATATCACGATGTTTCATTTCTTTGAGAGCTATGAAAATAAGATAAAGCTACAATATCTTGAAAGGCTGCGGCAACAGGAACAGAAAACTTACAGTTAGAATAGTTTTAATCTATTCTTTGCTGCACGGACATCTTTGCTGTGTGCGGTCTTTCGGAATGGAGAGTTTATAAATTCGTGAATAATTAATAGATCGGCTATGAAGGCTATGAAACTGAAATCTTGTTTTTTGCTTATCGGATTATTGCTGGTATGTAATGTTTATGCACAGGAGTTATGCCGGGCGGATTTTCTCCCTAAGGCTTCTGCAGCTTTTGATTTGCTGACGCAGAAATACAGTGAGGAACGGATCGTAAAAGAAATAAGGGCTAAAAATGTCCGTTGGGTGACTAATCTGATGTCGGCATCTGCTGTTTTCTATAAGGCAACGCACGAGAAGCGTTACCTGGATATGTCAGAGCAGGTGTTTGGGAATGCCATTCGTGAATGGAAGAAAAATGAGAAACTGATGCACGGCAAGGATGATTTCTTTGCATTGCAGAACTTGGCGCTGGCCTATGAAATATTGCAGGACAATGACCGTCTGCCAATGGGAGCTGATGAAGTGATGATTCGTTTTGCCGATCTTCACTTTGATCCTGATTTTGTAATTGATAATAATCAGGGACAGGAACGTGCATTGGGGTTTGTACGGATGTGTAATTTGTTCCCCGATGCTCCGGGCGTTTCCCATTGGAAAGAGTATGTTGATAAGATGTGGCACTTTTGGTATCGTAATAAAGACGTAGATGAAACTGCGACTCTCTATGCTTCCATTCATTTGAATGACATCATCAATATTGCCATTGAGAGTGATAAAGTGGCGTTGTTGAAGACTCCGGAAATAAGACGGTGGTTCGAACGCTATCGTGACCAACAGGCTCCCAGCGGTTATATGCCCGAATATGGAGATGATTATTTCTTTGCCTATAACAACTGGATACTGGTATTTGAAAAG